ATTTTCTTTTTTGTCTTTTTTGAGTATTCTTTTGCAAATGGTCCCATCAGCGATATTATACCTTTTTTTAATTTCGGTATTTCTTCTTCAGAATGTCTCGATAATATAAACTCAAAAACTTTTAAGTCCCTGGGAAAAAACCCTGAGATGAGTTCTTCTAAACTCCTTGGCAAAAGTTTAACTTCCTCTAGGAAATCCACTTGTGATTCTGTTAATAACCATTTTGAACGTAGTTCACTTTTCCCACCTTGAAGAGCTGACATAGACAATGATGGTGAGTCTCCCCAAAAAATTGTTGATCTAGCATCTGAAACAATTTGCATTATATCTTTAACAATTGATGTACTCTTTAAGGGTTGGTTTACTAATACAGAAAAAATAGGTCCCTGACTCACCATTCCTGTCCTGGTTATGCAAGTGTTATTAATTTCAATTGATGATTCGACACAGGAAAATTTCTTCTCATTATTAAGCATCATTACCTTTTTGCAGTCTTCCAGAGGTCTTATCAACGCAGCATTTATTAAAAAATTTGAGTTGTAGCCTGGTTTTATTGTCATTCCTTTTCCCACGTCATCAGAGGTTACAGCAGCAAAAGTTTCTTCTATTCCATCATATAATAATCTAACAGTATTAATGTCCCCAGCAGTCTTCATGGAATTAATAACAGAAGCCCCAATGACATCAATCCCCTGGAGAAAATGAGCATACATCCGTATCACAGGGACTTTCTTAAATGACTTACTCTGTTCCCGAGTTATTGATGAAATATTTTCTATTCCTTCTAAGTCATCTTTTGCCAATTGACTCTCGAGATCATAGTCAAATGGAAAAATTAGGTCTCTATGTGTATTCATTCTTTGAATTGCTGATGAAGTCACAACTGAAGTATTTCCTGATATTATTGCAATAACAATATAAGCTAATGACATTTCTTCTGGGTAGTTGTAACCTGAATGAAAAGATCGATCTTCACTAGTAAGACCTTTTGCTAGTTTACTCCTAAGAATTTTCCCAAAACCTTCCACAAAGGACAAGTGTTTAGATGTGTCTTTCATATGGTCAACTTCTACTGTTTTACTAACAATGCTAATTAGGGATTCTCTAGCTAATTGGAAGGGCCTTGTCTCTATGGTCATTTGCTCAATATCTCTATCTCCAGATTTTTGATCTTTTGCATGAACACTGAAGATATTACGTATTTTTTCGTTCTTTTTATTTAGTTTAATAAGCAATTCGTGTGCACCCTTAGATTCTGGTAATTTTCCCATCGTCATGAACACTTTCCTATTTTTTGCAATACCATCCTCTATTGATAAGTTATTTGAACCAGATACCATTTTTTGTATACAGAAGTCAGTTGATTCTTGTGTCAAGCCAGTAGATTCCAG